GGCCGCAATCAAGCCACACGACGTACCTACACGCTCAAAGCCATAAACGAATGGAGGACCGCTATATGTGGCCGTGTGGGCGTCTTGATCCGTCAAGATTAATGACTGCCCGCGTGTGCGTAAACCCTTAAGGATTGTGCCGTTAGTTTGTATTTCAATGTCACCAGCCTCGTTAGTCGCCGCTGGTGTCCATGTGTTGTTGTCCTCACGGTCAGACCATGCAATCTTGCGAGGGTTGCCGCCTGCGCCAAATGCAAACACAAAGCGCTCTTCCGTCACCATCATGCCAGAGCAATCAGTTGGAGCGTTTGACAATACTGCCGCTGGTGTTGCGGCGTTAAGCTGCCACTGGTAGATTTTACCGTCGTCAGCCGTATTGGCCAGCAAGTATTCGCCCCAGTTTTCTAGGCTCCATGTGGTCGCCGGGAAAATAGTGCCGGAGTCCTCTGAGGGTAAGCCGTAAAGGCTAGTTCCGTAAACGCCGCCGCCGTAGCTGGTAAATGAAGTTGCATCAGCGCGGCCCGCTGTAAAGCCAGCAGGGGTTATTTCGCTCACGGCGTTGCCGGAGGTCATGGCGTACAATTTATTGTACGTTCCGAAGGCAACGCGGCGACCACCACTGTTGTCTTCCCACGCAATCATTGTGCGAGTTACGCCATCTAGGTCAACGCTTCCGCGCTGACGCCAGCCGCCGACTGGGCGTAACGCACCCTCATGCCAGCGGATTAGGTTTGCGTCACGCCAACGGCCCTGAGACTGATACTCAGTGCCGTTGCGATACTGTCCTGCGGGTATGTTGAGCGGGATTAACGGCATGGCTTCGCCTTATGTTTTAACTACTAAACTTGTAGCAGAAATTGCTGTCCCTGCAAAGACACTTGGATCGGCAGCGGTCTCGCCTATCGTCCCGTCTGTCTGGACATAGTATTGCTGCCCTGCGGTGAGGCCAGACTGGTTTGTGCTGAGTGATCCGATGATGTCTACCGTTGCGCTGCTACCGCTTGCTACAGAACCCCCCTGAGACATGCCGATGTAGTTCTCGGAGGTGAGGGTTGTAGAGCCAGCTTGAAGCACCACTGAATACCCGTATGCGGGGCTTCCGTCCTCTGTGTAGTAGGAAATAACCGTTTTTTCAGCATTACTATCGTAAACGGGAGATGGATAATTCACTCGTCCAGTGAAAAACGTAGCCGGAGTGGATGCACTTATTGAGGTTCCACTAATCTTCGCAACGACAACTACTCCAGAGGAACTTGACCCGTTATCGTAAATAGCAAAGACTACTTGGCTTGTGCTACTATCAAATGCACCACTCATTTTATCGGACAAATCTTCAAATATAACAGACGGAGACCCGAAACTAATAGACGTTCCGCTAACTGTGCCTACGATTGCAGTGGCGTAACTGGAGTTACTTGTGTCTGGATAGCCCATAACTACTTTGTTTACGTTGCTATCAAAGACGAGGGCTGCGCCCTCAGTCGATGCGGCATTAAAGACAACAGAAGTACCAAAACTGATTGACGTGCCGCTGACAGTACCGACTATCGCAGTGCCATAATTAGAGTTCCCGGCATTACTGTAAGTAATAACAACCTTGTTTACATTGCTGTCAAAAACTGACGAGGTGTAATTTGTAGCGGAAGTGTTAAATTGTACTGACGATCCAAAGCTAATACTTGTGCCGCTGACTGTGCCGACTACGGCAGTGCCTCTCGCACTGGCACCGTCGTTTCTATAGGCCGCAACAACTTTATTATTTGCGCTATCAAAAGTGGAGGAGGTGCTATTGATACTTCCACTTTGAAAAACTACAGCCGTTCCAAAACTGATAGATGTACCACTGACAGTTCCCACAATGGCAGTGCCATAACCTGAGTTGTTGGCGTCCCCATAAAAAGCTACAACCTTGTTGCTATTGGAGTCAAATGTAGCACTAATGTAGGAGGCGTCACCTGTAAATGTTGTGGGTGAACCGAAGCTAATGCTTGTTCCTGAAACTGTGCCTACGATAGCTGTGCCAGCACTGGTATTGTCTTGATCTTGATACACGACCACAACTTTGTTGCTGTTGCTATCAAATACGGATGAAATATATCTAGCCCTTGCCGCCTCGAAAACAACGGAAGAGCCTAAATCTTGATCCTGCCCGCTAATAACACTCACAGTACCATCCGCGTTCACTACAACAGGCTTACCATTGGGCAGAGTACCCGTAGCCTTAGCCCTATGCGTACCCTCTTTTAACTCTGGGATAGTTCTCATGGTCTAGCCTTTCACGATCATCTTTGTTGCCGATATGGCTGTGCCAGCGAAGACACTTGGGTTTCCAGCGGTTGTGGTTAGTGTGCCATCCGTCTGGACGTAGTATGCCTGACCCGCAGTCAAACCTGATTGCCTGTCGTTTATCGCACCTTGCACATCAATGGTGACCCCAGCAGTGTCAGGGTAGCCGTTGCTGGATAGGCCGATGTAGTTCTCTGAGGTGAGGTTGGTGGAGGTCGAGGCAGGTTGATAGACAACGCTGTTCCCGTAATACCTAAAGTCACCACCTATGCTGTCTGCATAACAGGTCACAACTTTATTGGAATTGCTGTCAAATGTAGTGGCAAATCTTGTCGCATATCCCGCATAAAGAATGTAAGGGGTGTCAAAGGTTATGCTTGAGCCGCTAACAGTACCCGATATAGCAGTTGCGTAACTTGAGTTACCCACATCTTGATAAGATATAACGACTTTGTTTGCGCTTGAGTCAAATGTAATTGCGGGGAACGATGTGGCTGCTGCCTCAAAAACAACTTCACTGCCGAAGGAAATAGATGTTCCGCTCACAGTTCCGACAATGGCTGTTCCATGTCCACTGTTTCCATCATCCCGATACGAAATTATTATTTTTTCGTTTAAGCTATCATAAGCCATAAAGGTGTCAGTTGTACTGCCACTATTAAACTGTACCTCTGACCCAAATGTGATGTAAGCAGACGTACCTGCGGCAACCGTTCCGACAATTGCCTTGCCCCTGTTGCTGTCACCGCTATCCCTATAGGCTATGACAACTTTCCCCGATGCCACATCGTAAGCTGCGGAAATAAAAATTGTAGTGTCGGCGTTAAATTGCAAACTTG